TCATGGGGGTAAAGGCCATATAAGCGTTACGGAGTGCTCCCTTAGTCCCGCCGATTTCTTGCATAAAGGCATCACGGCCAGCCTTTTCAGTCAGGCCAGACAGACCGGCGGACAAACGGTCGGTAAATGGGGCGTTAATTCCGTAATTGCGCGCCGCCTCTTGATACGCCTGCTTGGCTACTTGTTCACGAAGAACATCTTGGCTCAAACCAGATTCCGCCGCGCGGGCCAATGCATCAGCGGGCAAAGCACTTTCAGCAGCTGCCATACCTGCCTGCTCGGCAGCTAACCGAGCCCCTTCTGACCCAGCCAAAGTGGTTGCCCCGGCACTAGACAGCGCACTGCCGATACCAGCACCGCCGTAAGCGCCCAGGCCAGCCATGATGCCTTTGCTAAGGTCACCCGTACGGACAGCCTCAAACCCGCCAACCATCAGCGCAGCCATAGGAGCGCCAATACCCGTAGCGGCCAGCGCAGCACCAATAATCGTCGGCAGCAGGCGCTTGAGGAAGTTAGCCTCGGGCAGACCCGTTTCCGGGTTGATCGTCAGTTCACCACCATACGCTGCGGCTAGAGCGTGCAACCCCTTCACTTCTTCGGGGGCCATGTGCACCAGCATGGTGTCACCGTTGCGCCCTTTGGACGCCATGTGGTCGGCTAGTACAGCAAGGCTCATGTGCGCCCCTTGGAATTGATTGGGTTCATTTTAGGTCGTTTGGGTGCTTAGCGGCTAATCTCTTCCCAGTCCAGAGAGCCAAGCACCTGATCCCCGTTGGATGCGGCGGTGCAGGCCAGCGTTAACTCATAGGCGGTCGAAGTAAAGGGGTTGCGTTCAAGCTGAGAGGCAAACAACGCCTCTTTCAAAATGTCCACGCTGTTGGACCCTTGGTTGGACCCTTGGAAAAAACCTGTTGCCAAGATGCGCCCGCCGGTACTGGAGAATGAGGTTCCCGTAATGTTGTATTCCACTGCTGAATTTGTGCCCGCGCTCACCCATGTGCCGCCAGTCGTGGTGCCAGACGCCACAACTTCCCATTTATAGTTGGCGTTGTTGGTAATGCCCAGAATAGATATCGCCGTCAGGATGGCAATCGCGTCAAGCCGAGTGGACTTAAGCCGGATCGACACCACGGGGTAGAACGTACCGGCAGTGGTCAATGTTTTGGGGCTTGTGATGGTGTTACCAGCAGACAACTGCGCGCCACGCAACTCGTAGCCGCCTTCGGAGATCACAGTCGAGCACACCTGTTTAAGCGTGCTTGCCCCAGTGGTCGCCGCCACATTGGTCATCTCGTACCGCAGCGGCAAAGAAGCGGTGGTGATGTAGGTGGTATTGACCAGATTGGCGTGGTCAAAGTTGTGGCACGGGACAAATGCCCCGTTGATGATGAAGCCCGTGCGGACCGTACCAAGACCAAGCCACTCAATATCAAGGTAAAGAATCTGTGCCTTAGAAGAATCCAGCGTCAGGCCAGACGGGCCGGTGCCGTCCAGTGGGTCTTGGTTCCAATCTGCCTGCGCCACACGGGTGTTGACCACACTGCCGGTAACGCTGCTGCGCTCGACCATGTAGTTGTTTGAGCCTTCGCGTTCAAAGTAAATGCCGTTGGCCGCACCGTAATAGCCCGCACGTTGGCGCAGGTTGGCCTTGGCAGTGCCAAACACAAACGTGTTCATCACCAACAGGCTCTTACCCGGCTGATACGAAAAGACTTTGATGGTTTCCCGAATGATCTGGTCGCCACTGGCCGAGCCAACCGTCAGGTCCATCAGACCTTCATTGGCGTTAAACGTTGCCGCTGCGGTGCCGGTTATGCTGTTGACCCACAGGTTGTTGTCCGCATAGCGGTGGGATGAGTCAAACAAGGTCAGCGGGTTGCTGACCCGCAGCCGCCCAAAGGCGTCTACGTTGGTGCCGCCGATGGAGATTGGGATAGGAGAAGTTGTAGCCACAATCCGCCTCAGTATTGCGTCAAGCCGGTTGAAGTACAGACGCAGGACGTTGTTGAACTGCTCGTGATAACGCGACTCGTACGCAGTTGGCGCCAACGGCAGGTTTGGGGGTGCAGGGACGATTGCATCTTCGATCAGCAAACTCATGGTCAACGCCGCCCATCCGGTCTGATGTCAATACGCGGAGCGCCCAACTGCCACGTCGTACCAAGCGTGTTGGAGTCGATCTTGAAGATCATCTGCCGCCCACGCACGCGGGTGTAAATCTGTCCGGTGAATTCTTCGGTAATCACGTACGTCGAGCCCCTAACCACCGGCTGTCCTGCGTTATCGACGCTGCCTGAGCCCGAGTTGTACAACCCATAGAGCGTCATGTTAACGGTCGGCGTGTTGGCCGTCGAGTTCTCAAACGTCAGGTCAGGCAGTATGCGCCAGACAAACCCGAAGTTGTGCCCGTCACCGATGTCGAACTCAGACGACGAGATGTACGCGTTGATGGCGGCGGGCGTTCCGGTAGCGTTGTCGTCTAGGCCCTGCTCGTGGTTAACCAGCAGTCCCGTCTGAGCCGTGGAGTTATAGGTCGCAGCCATCGGGAAATCGCGCAACCCAGAATCAAGCCAAGCCGTCCTGGCCATCGTGCCGTAGTACCAAATCTTTTCGACGTAGTTGTAGACGACGTACTTGTCGATGATGATCGAGTTTGCTGAGCAGTAGAACCACCAGACCTCGTTGAAGCCTTCATTGGTACCGGCAAAGACCTGTGCAGCCTGCGACTGATTAAAGTCACTGAAGACATAGCGGCGCAGGTCGCAGTTGAGCGTCTGCACGCGGCCATCGTAGGCGTAGAACTTGTCCACGCCCATCCAGTACACCACGCCCGAGGCGATGACCGCCGCGTTGGGACCTTCAATCGAGATGTTGTCTCCGAGAAGCTGCGCGCCCCAGAAGATCGGTGCGTCCAAATACTGCAAAGAGTAAATGGCCGAGTCAGTGAAGACCACGATTTCCTGACGAGCCTGCACCGCCGCAACGATTTCTGAGCCGTGAGACAGGCGCAGGCTACCCGCTTGATTAGTCGCCGCAGGCGTCCAGTTGACGGCGTCTTCTTGATCTGACCACCGGATCAGCATGGGGTCAAGCGTGGCGCTGCCGTAGTCGTTGCAGCCCATCGCAAACACAAAGCGGTTGATGTCCGAAACAAAGATGTCGTTCTGTACTGTCGGCACGTCCGACGCGCCGGGCAAACTGGAGAGCAAAACCCCTCGCGTAGTCAAACTTGTTGTGGCGTCCCAGTAATAGATGCCGCTTCCACGCGGACCAAAAATCAAGTCTTGGCCGAAGTTAGCTTGGCTCCACAGCCGAATGGCTGTGTTGGATGTGCCGCCAATTCCCCAGAACCCGGAACCCCACGCACCTGCACCCCATCCGGTCAGGGGAACTGCAAAGGCAGGGCCGACGTTGATCTGGTATTGAGCCGATACCGCCGAACCACCAGTGGACCCCGCAGGAATGGCAGACGCCACCGTGATGGTGTACGAGTTGATGGTGACAAAAGTGATCTGGAACTCACCGTTAAGAAGCGCCGCATAAGTGCCGGTGACCCCACTGAAGGTCACGAAGTCACCGTTCACACACCCGTGCGAGGGGGCGGTCACCGTAACCGTCGTGGTGCCGTTGCCCGTAAATGGATCGGTGCCAAGCGTTGTCGTCGCACGGATCGGGGTGATGTCGTTGTACGCACCGCCGTTCTCGATGTAGAACTTCAGGTTGGTGCCGACACCAAGCAGGTTCAAGTTACCCAGCGTCACCCAGTTCCACAAAGAACGGCAAACGCCTAAGAAAGTGTTGGCAGAAATGCGAGTCCAGCCGCCGATAACTTCGGGGTTGCCTTGACGGAAGCGAACCTTGTCGCACTCGTACCATCCGCCCTCAGTGGTGTACCGCGTGTTCTCGCGGTTGACTCCGGGCTTGAACAGGATTTTCTGGAGTGGCATAACCGTATTCTCGTGTCAAGACAAGAAAAGGGCAATCTCTGCCTCGCGGCGTTTTACCAGACCCGGCAGGACTTTGCCACCACCCATCGTCCACTGGCGGAAGGCGT